CAACGCAACCTTCAGAAGACAAGTCGGAGTCGGCTTCCGAACAAAAGAAGCCTACCCGATACGAGAAGGCCAAGGGCAGACTCGAAAAAGAGTGGGAAGATGTCAGAGCGGAAAAAGCAAGACTCAAAGCAGAACGTGAAGCCATCGAACAGGCGAAAGCCCAAAGGGAGGCTTCACAGCCTGGTTCTGAGGCGACGAAAGCGGGAAGTAGACGCTTTAGCGCGGACGATTACCGGGAGGCGGCAAAGAGCTATCGTGAAGAAGGCCGCGACGATCTTGCAAAACTCGCTGAAACAAAAGCCACCGAAGTCGAGACTGAAGAGCGCAAGGAAATCGAGCAGAAAACCCAAGCCGAACTAAAGTCGGCGTGGGACAAGAATCTGCTTGAGGAGGTCGAGGCCAACCCCGATCTCAAGGATTCAAATAGCTCGCTCTACAAGGCCGTCTCCGAAATGCTGCAAAACCACGCGATCCTCCGCAATTACCCTGCGGGAATCAAGGATGCGGTCGGGATTGCCAAGATCAGGCTCCAGGCGGAAACCGCCTCCGACTTGAAGAAGAAGGTTGCAGAGTATGAGCGAGAACTCGCTCAACTCAGAAAAGCGACGACACCGGCTTCCAGCCAACCGTCAGGTCCGGCCAAGACCAAGGCTTTCCACGAACTCTCGCTAGACGAGCAGGAACGTGAATTGATGAGGATGGCGGGCGAGGTTGATAGGAACGGATAGTTGCAAAAGGATATAAACTAAAATGGTCACTACTGGTTCAGTAACCGCGCAGTTCCAGACGTACTTCTCAAAGGCGTTGCTGGAGCGTGCGCTCCCCTTGCTCCAGATGGAGCAGTTTGCCATGAAAACCCCCTACCCGACCAAAACGGGTGGGAACAAAACGATCCGGTTCTTCCGGTTCTCCGATCCGAGCATCAGCGCTATCGCCAACCTCTCCGAAGGCACCACGCCTTCCAGCGGTGACGAGCGCGATCTGACGCTCTCCTCGGTCGAAGCGACCCTGGTTCAGTACGGTTCCAAGATCATCCTCACGGACGTTCTCTTGGCCACCGAGCTGTTCAGCCATCTCGCTCAGGCCACCAAGCAGCTCGGCGAAGATGCCGCTCTGCACGCCGACACCCTCTGCCACCGCGCTCTGGTTCAGGATTCCTCGACCAGCACCGGTACTGGTGTTGCGACGAAGTCCTACGCCCGTTATGCCCAGAACGGCACCAACGGCACGACCTTCGGCACGGCCTCCACCCCCAACAGCAGCATGACCGCCACCGACCTTCTGGACGGTGCGACCAGCCTGTTCATCGCCCGCGCTCCCAAGATCAAGGACGGCTACGCCCTCGTGGCGCACCCTGCCGTTATCCGCGATCTCCAGCAGGACGACGATTGGCTCAAGGTCTCCAGCTACTCCGCCCCGGATCAAATCTTCAAGGGCGAAACTGGCAAACTGTTCGGCGTGAGCGTGATTAGCTCCACCAACGTTCAGACGTTCAACACCAGCGCCTCCGGCGTGGGTGAAGCCACGGTCAGCACCGGCGCGGTCTACGCGAACGTGTTGCTCGGCGGCGGTGCGTTTGGCGTTCCGAGCCTGTCCTCGGTCGCCGCTTCCGGTTCGCCCTTCGCTCCGAAGGTCACGATTCTGGACGCAGCCGACAAGTCCGACCCCTATGGCCAGCGCGTCGTGGCGTCCTTCAAGACGTTCTACGCGGCCAAGCAGCTCGACCCTCGGTTCTTCCGGGTGTTGTTCAGCAAGTCGAACTACTCGTAATCCTTAAATGGGAACCCTGGTTATCGCTATGGGTCGTCCCAAGGGGGCTGGGGAGGGTAAAACCTCCCCAGCTTCCTCTTCTTCGGAAAAATCAATGACCAAAAAAGGTATGGTGATGCTTCCCATTTCCAAGTTCGAAGTGAACGATGGTGAGGAGAATGTTGCACCTGAAGTTGGTGATTCCGTGGAACTCAGCGGCACAATCAGCATGATCGAGAATGGCATCGCCCACGTCAACGTGGAACACGCCATGACCGAAAATGAGCAGTCCGACAAGTCGGAAGACATGGCGGAAGGCGAAGATTCGATGTCCGAGGAGGAGAGGATGATGAAGATGGCCGAGGAATCCGACAAGGAGAACTATAGCTAATATGCCTATTTACCAGTACGAGGACACCAGAAACGGATCGGTCATCGAACTGGAAAAGGCTGTAGCCGATAGGGACTCTGTCCCCCGTTACCTTAAAAGGTTCAGCGTGCCACAAAGATTGACCCTGGTGGGGGTTGGCGAACCCCTCGACAACCCGCTGGGAGTCAATCAAACAAATCTTATGAAGGGGTACTACCGCCAGGAACAAAAGCTTGGCAGTAAGTTCAAAAGCCGGTACACGCCAGATCAGATCAAACGTGCATCGGTAAAAAGGAGTTAATATGGCGAAAGAATTTGTACGTTCCGAACGTAAGGCCAAGGGTCGCGCTCTGCGCTTTGATGCCCAGGGCTTCACCAATGTGTTTGAGATCACTGCGTCCTCCAGCGGCGGCACGGTTAACACCGTTGCTACCGCCCCGGCTTCGCTCAACGTGACCCTCAACGGCACTTCCTACCGCATCGCGCTGCACAGCTAATGCGCCTCTTATCTCGCCTTACGCTGGGTAATGGTGGGACGATCATCGCATCGTCGGCTTCCACGAACACTGGAAGCTACGATGCGGTGACGGCACTTACCCAATCCACGGCCACGCTCGTTATCAGCGGCGCGACCTCCACTGCCACGCTTGCCGCCGGTGTTTCCGTTTACGGTGACATCGACCAGGTTGCGCTGACAGGTGGCGGGCTTGCTATCTACGTCCGCAAGGACTAAAAAGGAGGCCCGTTATGGGTCGTCAGTGGAACACGATTATTGAGAGCCTGGGTCCGCTCACGGGCGGATCAATGTCGATTAGCGCAAATCTGACCGACATCGAGGCGTTGCTTACCACGCTTCAGGCTGACATTGCTGACGGAATTATTGTTTCCAGCGGCAGCAGCGTTATCACCAACGGGACGCTTGCCCAGATTTCCAGCGCAAGTTCCGTGCTTACCGCTGGAACACTTACCACAGGAAGCGTTACATCTAGGCCGTTCCGTGGCACAACCACGGTTGGAACTTTAACCGCTGGAACAACAAACGGAACGCTGTTCGCCACCAACTCCACCCGCAACTATCTTCTTGTGCAATGCACCAGCGGGACGGTGTTTATTGACACCAATGGGACCGCCAGCGCGACCGACGACATCCAGCTTACCGCAGGTCAAGGCATTACTTTTGAGGGAAGCTTCGTCCCCACAGGAGCGATTGTGGCGATTACTTCTACTGGAACTGCCAGAGTCATCGGAGTACAGGGCTAGTTTATGGGCTTCTTCGGAGGCGCGGCGGCTCCCGCAAACATGGTCGGAGCGACCAGTTCAGCAGCAGGCACGGCTGGCTTGGTTCCCGCTCCTGCGGCGGGGCAGGAGCATTTAATGCTAAAAGGCGGAGCATCATTTGGCTGGGTCTGGCCTCCTTCAACAGACTTTGCAAACACCGAATATCACGGAATATACAACACAAACATTGGAAGTGTTGTCGCCGGCAGTTTATTATCAACAAAATTATATTTATCTATAATTTTAATTTCCGGAGAAAAATCATTTAATCGAATTGGTTTTAGATTTGGTTCTGCGGCGGGGTGTGATGCTAGGATTGGTTTATACGACTGTAGCACAACAAACTTTAGGCCATCATCTCTTATTGTCGCATCTGGAGCGTTGTCTGGAACAACAAATACAAATGTTGAGTTTACAATATCTCCAAGCATAACACTAAAAAATAAAATTTATTTTGCATCATTGATACCATCCTTATCCACATCAATGTTTGCAAATGGACAATATCAGAGTGATATTATGACATATTTGGGTGGAGGAACTGCATCAAATTCGACTCCTCAAAACAATAGAATGTATGTTGATTTTTCTTATGCCGCACTCCCTTCTGATTTGTCATCTTATACATTAAAATTTGATGCGGGAGGCAATGCTCCAATAGTTTATTTGCGGAATGTATGACAAAGACAATCGTATTTAATCAAGACGGCTCATCATTTATTGAAGATTTTCGGAATCTTTCTGCCTCAAAAGATGAGAACATAAGCTACGCTCGGTCTGCAGCCAGCGAAGCTATTAAATCCGCTGGCCTAGACGAAGCCACCCAACAAAACGCCTCCCTTGGCATCTACCCGCTCGAGCGTTGCGAGGCCATCAAGTCCTACATCGCCGCCTGCCGTAATGAATATCTGCGATGCAAGGGATTGATACTCGCCGCCCAGACCAACGACGAGGCCGATGCCGTCCAGTTTGTCGCCCCGTCCGTGCCGGAGGGGATCTAGTCCATGTGGAAAACCCTCGCCATCTGGCTCACCAATTTGAGTTTACGTTTCTTGATGACGCAAAAGGAGTACGCCTGTTTCAAGGAGGCGTTGAGGTTTGCCGGGGAGAACAACACGGTGGCGAGGGAGACGAAGTACATCGGGAAGGTGAAGCACCTATTGAGCGTCAACCGCTCGATCAAGCGCATTGTGGAGGAGGGTCGGGATCGGGACGAGATTGTGGATGCTGTGGTTCACCTGGCTGTGGCGTTAAAGTATCTGGAGGGCAAGGGTCGTGAGTCTTGATGAGATCCATGATCTTCGGGAAAAGTTTGGAACCATGTCGGAGCGGCTGGCCCGGATGGAAGAACGTCAAGTTACCCTAATCGGCATGGTGGAACGCTCCTTATCCAGCTTTGGCGACCTGTCAAACAGGGTGACATCCTTGGAGCATTTGAAGACCAAGATGCTACTTGTGGCAGGCTCCATAGGTGCTATAGTCAGTGTGGTTTGGGATGCCGTCCGCTCCAGACTTACCCCAGGAGGATAAATGCCCACTTTAGGTACACAGAACATTTCGACCAGCTATCCCCAGCTTCTTAAGACCTTTGGGCTTGGGGGCCTGCCTTCCGCTGGTGCTGTTGAAGTTATCACAGACGGAGACAATACATCATCGGCTCTTTCGATTGGAATTGATGCCGTACAAAGCACCGGATCATTCACAGTTTCAAGCAATAGCAGTCTTCTTGGGCCTGTCACTTTCGGAACCAGCCTAACCGCATCTACCGGAACTGCAACCATCGGAACACTTTCCGCAAGCACAGCGACCATTTCCACGGCTACGATCAGCACGGCCACTATTTCGACCGCCACCATCAGCACGGCAACAATCCCCCTCCAGCTTGGAGCGGTCATATTTGGTTCCAACGTCACGGCATCCACCGGTACGGCGACCATCGGCACACTTTCCGCAAGCACGGCCACAATTTCCACAGCCACTATTCCGCTTCAGCTTGGGGCAATCACGTTTGGCTCAAACATCACGGCATCAACAGGAACAGCAACGATTGGAACTCTTGTTGCCACATCCGAAACTGTTACTAATTCGACAATTTCAAACAGGATTACGTCTGGGACATATAGGATTGGCGCAACCGGACCAAGCATCACGCAGGCGAGCTACGGAACCGCCACGCTTGGGGCTGTTACTCTTGGGACCATGACATCCGCATCATCCGCATCAACCGGGACGTTTGCAATGTCTGGATTGGTTGCTGGTGATATTGTTATTGGTCAAACCAACATTGCATTTACCGGCTCCTATCCTGCGACTTCATTCTCGGTAGCAGCAAGCGATGTTTGCAGGTACACAATCTTCAACCCAACCACAACCATTTCAACCATAACATCAGGAACAATCTCCGCGCTTGCATTAAGGACAACCGCTTAATATGGCAATCAAATTCAATCGCTCCCAGACTTTTGCTACCAACGGAACTGTTACTGCCGCCGGTCTGCACAATCTTATTGACGGCACGGACATCTACCAGGCGTTAATCACCGATCAGACCAACCTTACCTCGGTTGGGTCAGCCGACGAGCTATTGATTGCAGATGCGGATTTGACCGAAAATGATGCGCCTCGCGCCGTTACGGTCAATGAGTTGTTCGAGGATGCGTTGACGATCAGCACCTACACCAACGCCAATATCAATAATATTTCCTACGGAACATCCACTGGTACTCGGCTTGTTTCCACCAATGCCTCGATCACGACTGGCACGATCCCGAACCTTACATCCAGCACGGCCAGCATTACCATCGGAACCATCCCTACCCTGACCGCCGGAACCACTACATCCACCTCCGCAAACATCACAAACGGAACGATCCGGACGCTTACCTCCAGCACGGCGACGATCACTGGTGGAACTTTCAGTGGATCGGTAAATAGCACTTTTGGCACGATTGGAACCCTGAACGCTACGACAGGAACTATTGCAAATCTTTCGACAACGCTTGCTGGAGATTTTACCATCAGCCAAGGTACCGGAACTATCGGAACAACGGGCGTGACGGCTGGGACTTATGGCACCAACACCGCAGCGGTTACATTAACAATAGATTCAAAAGGTCGCGTCACTACTGTATCCACCAGTGCAATTTCCACTGCTGACGATTCCATAACTTACGCCAAGCTCTCCACCAGCGCAACCGAGGCCGACAATGTGGCCAAGCGCACGGCGAAGGCTTGGGTGAATTTTAACGGGACTGGAACCGTGGCCATTCGGGATGATTTTAATGTTAGCTCGATTACGGATAACGGAACTGGCAATTATGCAATCAATTTTTCAAGTAATTTATCGAATGCGAACTATTGTGTTGCTGTATCCGTGGATAACGGAAGCTCTGCTACCATCGTCAATACGGCAGAGACTGGGACTTTTTCGACTTCATCTGTCGTCATAACAACTCAATACGCTGGAGGCTCAACCAATAGGACAGCTTCAGATAAGGTGCAAATTTGCGCGGCTGTTTTTGGTGCATAAAAATGAAAAGGATTGTTTGCAAAACAATAGATGGCGGGGTTTTAGTCATAATTCCTTCCCCTAATTGGAACGGAACCATTGAGGAGTTAGCCGCCAAGGACGTTCCTGCTGGCCGTCCGTATAAGATTGTGGATGCCTCCGAAGTCCCTTCCGACAGAACCTTCCGCAACGCTTGGGAATACGCCGAATGAGCATTATCATCAACCCTGACAAGGCCAAGGCCATTTGGAAAGACAAGTGGCGTGAGGCTCGTAAGCCAATCCTCGCCTCTCTCGACATTGAATTTATGAAGGCCGTGGAGGCTGGCGATTCAGCCAAGCAGGCCGAGATTGCCTCCCAGAAACAGGCTTTGCGGGATGTGACGCAGACACCCATACCCGGAACCACCCCGGAGGAAATCAAGTCGGTCTGGCCTTCGGTGCTGGTGTAGCCAGTGACCTTGTCTGAAATAGCCCAATACGCCGGTGAAAAGGTCGGCAAGACCGATTCCGACACACTGGTTTTCCTCCAGAAAGCCGCAAGCTTGGCTTACCGCCGGGTCTGGAATTTTGCCCCTTGGCGCGAGACTGTCACAAGTTCCACCTACTCGGTCGGAACCAATCGCACCATAACGCTTGGAACTAACGTGGAGACTCCGCTCTCCGTATCCTATGACCAATCCGAAGTTGAACCCATCGACCTTGCCACCATCATCAGTCAAGATGCCGATCTGCTCGAAGACACCCGCACGGGTACTCCGGTGCTGTATCACTTTACTGGCCGCAATACGAGCGGAATTGCACAGCTTGATCTGTATCCGAGATTGGCGACTGCTGGGACGATAAGCCTGCGCGTGGTGGAAAAGCTCAAATGCCTAACCCGCACCAACATTGTTGTCGATTTTCCTCCAGCCACGACCGCACTTGATGACGAACTTCGCTTGCCCCATGTGCATCAGGTTGTGCTTGCCTTGACCCATGCCGATGCCTTGGAGCGCGAGAGGCAGTATGCCAAGGCGCAGTCGGTTGTGCAGACCGCCAATGCCGACCTTGCGGTCATGGCCAACTACGAACTGAGCCAGGTTGGCGGGATCAAGCAGATTACTCCGTCCAGCTTAGGCGACATCACCACAGAGGAAATCACAGCCTCCTAATGCCTTACTACTCGGACAACCTCGACGACCTATTGGCGTTTGATGGCATCCGCAGTTTTGCGGGTGGTCAAGCCAGCGGTCTTCAATCCGACCTTCTTGCCGAGAACCAAGTTCAGCAGTTAGTCAACATGACCCTGTCGCCAAAGGGTAGCCTTGAGACTCGGCGCGGTGTTACCAACTTCAACACCACGGCCACCAGCCAGGAAGGCTCGATTGGCGGGATGCGGTACTATGACACGGCTCAAAATGAGGATCTTGTAACAGTAACGCAAGGACGGCTTTACAGCATAAACTCAAACGGAAGCGCAACTCTGCATCCTGCCGACGAAATCTGGAACGACATAACAAGGACTTGGGATGGCGAAAACCAGCAATGGGCAGATGGGTTTTCTACTAATTACGATGTCAAGGTCAGCATGGCGCAGTTCAACGACAAGATGTATCTGGCCGATGCGGATGGTCCGCTGTACTATTACGACGGCGACATCGCCACACGGCAGGGTGGAAAGGTTCGGGCGATCACCATCTCGACTGGCGGAACTGGCTATACAAGCGCAACCGCCATTGTGACCGGGCCGGATTGGGGCGGTACGTTGCCAACCCTTGTGACGCAGGTTGCCGGTGGGGCTGTCACCAGCGTTACCGTGGTGGACGGAGGATCTGGGTACTCTGGCGCACCTACCGTGACAATTATTGGCAACGGATCTGGGGCGACTGCAACCGCCACGGTCAGTCCTCCTCCCCTAAATCTCAGGCTCTTAATCAATACCGGCAACCGCCTCTTCGGCGTTGGATCAGCCGGAAACCGAAACACGCTTTACGCTTCCGACATTCTGGATGCCTCGATCTGGGATTCGGCCAACAGCGCCATTATCAACGCAGACGACGGCGACGAGATCACGGCCATTGTTCCGTACTACGAGAACCGAATCATCGTCTTCAAGAAGCGGCGCATATTTCAGGTGACGATCCCACCAGACATGACCAGCGCGGCGGATTGGGTGATCCAGCTTATTTCTAATAACACCGGTTGCGTGGCTGAAGGTTCAGCCGTGCAAGTCAATTCCGACATCTTCTTTCTTTCCGACGACGGCATTCGGTCACTGGTGCGGTCTGCGGCTGACGACTTTACCTCGGTAGGACTACCCATATCCGAAGTCATCAAGGATGTAATTCAAGAAATCAACGTGGCTGAGATTGGGATCAGCACGGCGGCTTTCTACGACAACCGCTACTTCCTTGCCGTGCCAACAGGTTCCAACGATTTCAACGACACCATCATCGTGTACAACACGGTGCTGGGTGCGTTTGAAGGTACTTGGACCCCGAATGTGATGCAGTTTGCGTTAAGCAATTTTCAGGATGAAGGACTTCGGTTAATGATGAAATCGACAACCGGACAGATCCAGAAGTACAGCGGATATAAGACACCGGCCCAGGTTACGACCGCCGACTACCAAGATGCCGGGGTTGATTACGAATCCTACGTCCGCACCAAGGACTTTAACTTTGGCGATCCATTTGCTGAAAAGCATGGAAGCCATTTTGAGGTTGTGTTTGACGATTCATTCTCTACCGATACGACAATCTCTATCCAGCGGGATATTGACGTTGGAGATATTGACGTTCAGCCAAATCTCAATGTCTCCAGCGCAGTCTTAACCTTGCCCTTTGTTCTTCCGGCTCAGTTGCCATCCTCTGTCAAGAAAAGGATTGCCAGTGACCTGCGGGCATACCAGAAATGGCGCTTGTTGAATATCAAGATCACCAGTGCCGCCAACAAGCTTGCCATCCGCCAGATCACAGCAGCGGCCAACCCGGACACCATAGAGGTGCAGAAGACACTGTGACGGTTGTAGAGTTTATCGAGGCTTCCGGCGTGCCTGAGTCCATGTGGCCCAATTTTAGGGAATGGTTTAAATGGCACATGGAGCGTGACCTGGTTGGCGTGGCCAAGGATGGCGAAGAGGTGGCCGGGGTGGCCATTGCCAGGTGCGTAAAGGGTATGGAAGCCCCTGAGCCTTATGAACATGACGAAGCCGGAGAGAGTGTGTTCGTGGACTTGACCGTGACCTCGATTGATGGTAAAAGTAACGCCTTGAGTCGCAAGGCTCTAAAGTGCCTGCTGAGTATCCTTTGGGATAGATTCGGTCCGCGCAGGAGGATCACCTTCAAGCGTAACGGCTTTTACAAGGAGTACGATTACTACAATTTTATGCGAAAGGCACTAAACTAATGGGCGGCGGACCATCCATCCCGGCACCACCTCCTCCTCCGAATCCACGCGAGGTGGCGCAGGCCAATGCGGAAGCTTACCGCATGAACGTCGATACCTACATCCAAAAGCTGCCTGAAATGACGGCGGTGGAAAACAAGATGCGGATGCAGTACATGCCGCAACAACGTGAACTGGAACGCCAGTTGTCCGCCCTTGACCAGTTGGCGGCTGTTCGCTCCGGTCTTGAAGCCGAGCGCACCTACGGACCACAGCGCAGCCTTGAGACCCTGCGCCGCTCCTACGAGCTATCCCCGCAGGGTTATGCCCTCCAGCGCGGTCTTGGATCGCAAATGACCCGCCAGTTTGCCCAGCTTTACGGCAGAAGCCCGTATGAGTCGGTTGAGCCTAATGTGGCGTTTGGCCCGAAATCGGCTCCTGCTTCATACTATGGAACAATAGGGACAAGCATAAGTAACCCGGAGATGAAGGCTT